GTCCAACGCAAAGTCGGAGCCTTGGTCGATTACCAAGTTATATGTTCCTGCGCTCATGTATATTTCTCCATGCTGAAATTATATCTCAAAGGACATAAATAGTCAAGTTTTATTTTTTAGGTGGTTACTATTAACTTAATTTACCAAGTACAACACGATTAACTCCGGCTGATGCGCTAGTTGTCTCACGAATTATGATTCTTGCATTACTACTATCTATAGTAACGTTTGCATTAGGCCATGCGTTTGTGTCATATGCTGGAGAATCTTCGTCATAAGTTTTTTGATTCTGGGTATTAATATATCCGCCTCCCATCAAATTATAACCTACAACTCTCCATGCTGTACCAGGTGTTGGTCCTATGAAGCCTCCAGTTGCTTTTATGGTGCCTTTAAGCTCAGCATTACCGCTGGTATCTATCCTAAAGTTTTTTGCTGCTATCGCTCCATTTGTTAAATTAAAATAAGTATGGCCTGCGGTTGAAGTGAAAGCAGAACCGGTGACACTAGTCGTGCCTGTTCCTTGAGATTTAAGAATACCAGTAGTAATACTGCCTCCATCTATTATAGTTAGATCGTTCCCGTTCAGTTGTAGATGATTTGTACCGCTATTAAATGTTACTACACCAGTAAACGAGGTGTGTGCAACCGCAGCAGTAACATCTACTGAGATCGTAGCATGAGGACCGCCGGTAGCCTCTATACCATAGTACCTTGCAGCAAAGTAATCATAATCTCCAGCAACTTCTATTTCATAAGCCGCATTCTGCCACCCAGAAGAAACCGCAGCTCCTGCACTATTAACTAAAGCCGTTAGACCTCCAGACGAAAAAGTATAAGTTCCCGTACCTCCACTAAACGGACTAGAATCTCCGTCAGGAACTCGGAAATAAATATAACCTTGAATAGATCTCTGACCAGTATCTCCATCGTCGCCTTTTACATATTGTGCACTTATAGTAGCATCTGACCATTCATTAGAAGCAATAGTATCAGTGCTTGCAGTAGCTGTAGCTATTGCAGGAGCGGTAATTCTCCATTGAAACTTATTACTATTGGTAGGAGAAACTGCTGCTGCTTGCCAACTATTAAAGTGACCTGATTGACCAGAGCCTTCTGATACTGCTGCTGTTGCAAAAGTATACGTTAAGTTACCACTTGGATCGTTAGGAGCAGAGCCTGAGTTTGTTGTTTGATATAATGTTGCTATACCTGTGCTTAATCCATGTGTTCCGTCTGTTCCATCAGCACCAGATATTATTGTTGCTCCTGTCCATTCAGAGTATGCAATAGTATCACTGCTACCTGTACCATTAAAAGTTGCTGCAACAACCCATAAAGCATTAGTTCCGGGATTTTGAGGAACAATAAACCAGCCCGTACTACCTATCTGATTGTTGGTTGCTGAAGTAATTTTTCCAGAATTTGTACCTGTTAATCCTACAGTAACAGTAGGGAAATCACTGGCAATAGTAGGAGTACTATCACTAGCAGATACTTTATACATATACACAATACCGGTGTTATTCGGAGTTTCTCCTGCTTTTGCTTTTGCAAAAACTTGTACTGCTGTATACTCTTTTACTCCGTCTTTAGTACCTAATTCTATTGTATAAGTGATGACTTCAGTATCATCAATTCCTCCAGTTACTGCATGGTCTCCAATAGTAACTATATTATTACTTACCCCTGTTGGCGTTCCAACAGTTAAATGAGTATCTGTTGAAACCGCAGATTTAATTCTCCACTCATTAGGATCAGGGCTGCTACCACTATTATAACTATGAGATCCTGTGCCCCCTACATATGTTGCTGTTAATCCACCTTTTAAAAATTCAAGAGTTGTTCCGCTACCAGTTTTTGTCTCGGATTCAACTGTTCCATCATTTTCTGCTTGGAACACGTGAGTTGGATTAGATACAGATATACTTCTTCCTACTTCTCCGGCTACAAGTGACATTAAACTACAAGAATCTGTGGCTTTTATATCTCCAGAAGCAGGTAGGTTTGAACCATTAAAATTAGCCGGCTTTTCGGCTACGTCTACATTGATATTTACTGACGAGCCAGTAGTAAGATTATTACTATAACCAGTAGGAACTGGATAATGAACGACTGTACTTGCTCCGGCGGTTCCATCCATCCATCCACTATACTGGGTGATACTATCTACTAAGTATGTAGGGCTGGAACCGTAGTAAATCCTGAACACAGGGTCAGTAAAATTAGTAGTATTTACAGTAATTTTTATCCAACCATTAGTTTCACTTCCCTCCTTCTTAGTATTAAGAGTCACTTCTCCTACAGTGCCCCCTACAGAAGTGGTTCCTGTAAACTTAGGAGCTTGACCATTATCGTTATACAAAATGGAATAGTCTGATAAATCTAATCTGGCTGTTTTTCCGTCTAAGCCAATGGATCCATCTTGTACTTTAACAATTTTAAAGGGCTTAGTTTTACTTTCACTCTGGTCAGTTGCCTCTCTAACTGTTACTGAGAAATCTAAAGTAGAACCGCTATCATATCCAATTCCTCCTGAGCCGTCATGAATTTGCCATGTTAGTGTCTGACCGTCTACAGCGGCATTAGAGGCATCAATATAAGAAGATTGAGCGCTCCCACTTACTGCAGGACTTCCTTGTGTAAATCCATTACCTGTAATTATAAACTCAGGAGAACTATAAGCTATGGCATCTGCAGTTAATGTAATAGTAGTTTCATTTTGTAAAGCATCCGAAGAGTTATAATTAAGAAAGGCAACATTTGCATCTATAATTAATGCACGAAGTCCTTGTAAGTTAGGGTCTATTGACCAATTAAGTCTGTTATGTGTATAAGTACCTCCACTTAAATTTATATGTGCAATGATTGCGTCATTTGCATAATCATGTCGTAAAGTATTTCTTGCTACAGCCTTTGATTCGTCTACACTAATAATTTCACTATTTGTACTATTTAAACGCATATCTGTATATAAAGTATTATCGTCTTCAATATACGCAACTTTTGCTGCATAGTAAATATTGGTTGCTGTTTTTATGCGAATAATATCCCCTACTTGAAAACGAGACTTAAATGCTGTAGTTCCTTCGGATTTTTCAACTTTATTACTGTATGCAGCTACTTTTACTCTTGCATCTGCGCTATTCGTGCAGTCTGTCCATATATTTTCAGAGTTTGCGACAAATTGGTCATAGTCATACCAATGAGTTAAAGAGGTATTTTGAAAAGTAGATCTAGTATGATGCACTAATTTTAAATAATCAGTAGTAGCATCCGCATCAAAATAAATAAAAGCATTAACTAATTCTTTCCCACTTGTTGCCATTGCAGTAAGAACTTGTTGGTAAGTTGCAGCAGTGCTCTGATTCGCATTATTTATTACAGTTCCAGGCGCTCCCAATGATCTTATCGCAAAGTCTTTAGTATCAAAACTAAATGTGGCTCCGGTTTTAGAACTCTCTGTGTTTGCAAAAATACCGCTAGGAATCCCTTCTTTGGTACGTGCACACTGCACTTTAAAAAGATCATTAATTTCTCTTGCTTGCCACTTAATTTTTGACCTATAATTATTTCCTGACGAAAAAGTTTGAACTCCAAAACGGTAAGTCCCGTCTGGAATTCTATTAATGGCACACTGTGTTCTTTGGCCCCGAATGGGTATCATCTCCATTTCTTCGCCATTTATACCGGGAATAGGAGGATCAATATACACATTATACCCTCTAACTCCTCTATAACGAGTACCATCATTGTTTCTAGGAATATCCCATTGTACCATTATTTCTTCGTCTGGTCGTTTATGATTTGATCTGGATAGTATATAAATTGCTTCAGGCGCAGGAATAAAATTCGATTCTGGTGCATTAACAGGATCTTGAGAAGCTAAATTAAAATCTTTGTCAATAGTATCAAATTTTGAATTATAAAATTCTGCACAACTTAAAGCATAAGTATTATCTTTTTGTTCTTTTATCCCAAGTATTTTATATTCTTTATAGGAGGGAGTAGTATTGCTTCCTTTATAAGTTTCTCGAATTGCCCAAATTGTACTATCAGGAATCTCTCCAGAAAATGCGCTAGAAATGGCTATCTGAGTTACTCCATTAACTACTGATACGTTACTAGATGTAAATGATTTTGTTTCTACAGTAGTAGAATTTCTAAATTCTACAAGCATATCATTACCAGCATCATCCTGAATATTAGCGATATTCTTTTGTACCTGTTCATCAGAATCAGAAGTACCAATTAAAGCAGTTGATGTTCCTGCAATTTTTGCATATTCAACTTCATCGCCTCGATTATAAGTATAAGCAGTACCTGAGTGTGTAACAACTGCAGCAGCATCTTGAACAAGAATTACACTTCTAGTCAGAACGAGTAAAGCAAGAGTATAAGTATAGTCTCCAGAGCTTCCAAAACTAAAACTTTCCGCTGCTCCTCCATCTACTTGAGGATCACTGGAAACAGTAACAATATCTCTATCAAGAGTAATAGCGGAATTACTAGAATTTGTTATTCTACCACTAAAAGCAACGCCAGTATCATCCTCCTGTTGAACATTAACTATATCTCCAGGGGTTAAAAAGGCCGCATTAATACCGGTTTTAAAATTAAGAACTTCTGTTTGATTAATTGCAGTCCAAGTTTTCCAGCGGCCATATCTAATAGCTTGTCCTTCTGATGTACAACCAAAAGCGGTCGCTTTTTTAGGTATAATTCTTCCTGTATCTATTATATTTTGCCTATCTTCCAGTATAATGGGTTCTACTTTATACCCTGAATCTGGATTATTCCATAAAACAGTATATTGATTTGCACGAGTTTTACTGCCCGTTGTTTGTGAATTTATACTATCTTCAATTATGTTCGACTTGGAAAAATTATAAATTGGTGATGCAGGAGAATCTTGAACAAGTAATAGTTCTCCATCCAACCAATATATCATTGCTCGAAATACAGTCGCCATGTCTTTTAAAACTTTATAGGCTTCTGTGGCTTTAGTAAGATATAAATTTGTTGTAAATCTAGGCTCCGTTCCTCCTTGTGCGGCGGGAACTAATTCGTCACAATACTTTGCAATTTTGTATAATTGAAACTTATTAATATCCTGAGCAGTTAAAAAATCTCCTAATCCGTAACGATTATTAATTAATATGTCATAAAAACACCAAGCAGGATTATCTGTATAATATACGTCATTACTAAGGCCACTGGCATTAGTTGTACCTTCATCACTAAATTCACCATTCCATAGTCCTGTATAAGTAGCAACTCCTGTCGCACTTAGATGTCTAGGAGTATAATTGGAGGGAATTTTTACTTTTAATCCTCGTAAATGATATGCACGCTTAGGAGGCTGTGGAAAACTTTGAGAACTAAATTCTAAATGTGCACATGCAGTATAAGGATAATTAACTCGTTCATTTATTGTACATATAATTTGAGAAATTTTAACAGAATCAGCTACTGCTGCCATATCCTGAGTTTCTCCAAGCACTAAAAAGTCTGCACCCGGACCTCCTAATTTACCAGTATGTAAATTAGAATTTGAGCCCCCGTCTGGAGTAATTCTTGTCATCTCCAATTTCATATTTCTAATATTTCGGAATGTGTGTACAGGTATTTTAATTACATGAGATGTTGCGGTTTTCTTAATTCCAAATCTATACCAATAGTCAAATGCTCCTGCGGTAATATCTATATCCCAATCCGTAGTATTATTGCTATTACTTTCGGAGCCTAATAAACGAATATGAAAAGCCGCCCCACTAGACCTATCTTGATTTTCTTCATTAGTTGCGAAGAATCCCTGAGGCCATTCTAAATGAATTCTTACTTCATCGACTTCGGCTATTTGAGCCCCTGATAAAGTTTCTCCAAATACTATAGTTTTACGAATTGCTCGTAAATCAGGATTAGAATCATTAACTAAAGCATCAACCTGTGCTTGAGTAGGATAACCAACCTGAACGGACGTAGGCCAAGGGCATTTACTGTTAAAAGTTTCTAGCTCGCTACCAGTGAGAGTGACTGGAAAAGATATTGATCCGACTCCACCTAGTTGATCAAAAGGGTCTTGATTTAAAGTTCCTGTTCTAAATTCAAGACTAGAACCAGGGTATTTTCCTTGTGCTTGCGCCCCTCCTGCTTGTCCTTTCTTAAATACTGCTGAGCTTAAAGAAAAAGGTTTAGCGGTTATATCACTACTAGTCCAAGAGGGTATATAAATTCTATTTCCAGAACTTGTAGTTTCAATATCGCATCTAACTGTACGATCTATAAAAATCTCAGATACTGCACCCCTATCGGAAACATTAGCACTCTGCAACCACACATCATTATCATGAATAGCATTTGACGACATATACCAGATTTTAACTATAGCTCTTTTTGCTCTACCAGAACTATCAGCGTTTTCATAATCCCCATCTCCTAAGAAAGTTATACTGCCCCAAATACTTTCTCCGGTAGTACCAGATTTTATTCTGACAATAGGCTTCAAATTATACATTGTAGGAGTAGCTTTTGCAGCATCACTAAGTTTTTGACTCTGATAAAAGAAATCTTGTGTAGCGATACTACTGGGATCAATTACACAAACTCTCAAATCTCCAGAAATTGTACCATTATTGTGTACGGTTTCAATATTATTTTCTTCTATTACTATAGAAGCGGAATGTAGATTATGAAGAGATAACCATCGTATAACTGCAGTATCTGTTTTTGTTTCCTTTAAGTCATTTAAAAAGACTTCAGCCCCTGTTTTATCTTTAATAATAGCATAATCTGGACCAGAACCACTAGTTCTACTGGCATCAATAGTGGCTGTATAACCTGTAGAAGAAGTATATAATCCTGCTGATCCGCTGTCTACTAATTGGTCTCCGTCTAAATAAACAGAGGCTTCGCCATCGACTAATCCTTCTACTGGGCCTTCTGATAATGCATCAGTAATAGTTACTGTTTGTACATCAGACCCAAGACGTTTTACCCTTGCGGCTTCTGCTGTAGCGTCGTATCCTACCCTAGGGTAACTCATTATGCTGGATCCTCAAATAAGCCAATAGGTTTGGTTATATTACCTAGGCCATCACTTAAACCACCAACTTGGTTAGAGTTTCCTTGCCCCCAATTAGTTTTTCCATCATAATCATTTTCTAAATTAAAAGTTATTGGTTGTCCAGGGATACGTAATTCTCCGTATAATACAGGCACAGGCGCGCCTTCGGGAACAGACTGTTCAGCACCTTGAAATATGTATCCCTCTTCCATTCCTTCAGCATCCTCATCTACTGACGGGTCGGGAGCCATCATTTCCATAAGACCCATCATTACTAAACTTAATCCCAAGCCAATCGCCATTTTAGTGGCGAACAACGCAAAGCCTGTTGCAGTCGCTAAAAACGGCCATGCAACCGCAATTATAATTATTCCAACAATTATTTTTATTGCCCCTTTTGATCCTACAGGGGTGGGGGTAATAATTATATCGCCTTTATCTAAAGGAAGAAGAAGTTCTCTTTCATCATCTACATAGCCATCCGCAATTTTTATGGTAAATCCAATATCTTTTTCGGTTGAATCAATAAAATATTTCTTTACTCCTATATGGTTAGCATCCAGATAGTGCATGACATCTTTAACGGTCTCGGCCTGTACCTCGGCAACCTTACCAAATTTCTCGCCCATCTCTCCGTTTAAATATACTTTACGCAACATACCTATAGCCTCCTACTAAATATTGGTGCCAGAATGGATATAAGTTTTCTCTACATGACAGTCTATTAACTGCATGGTGATAAAAAATATCATTTCCTAAATACACTCCGCAATGGTTATTTGTCTCTTCCTGCACTCTAAAAATTAGTACATCATTTTCTTGTAAATTAGACAATTCGACTTCTTGTCCTCCCCAATTTTTAATTACCTCAGGACAAAAATAATCAAGTCCTTTTTTATACCAGTTATCCTCAAAAGCAGCCCTAGCAGGTATAGTAATCCTTTTTGTTATTAAATAATCTCTCATTGCCTCAAAACAGTCCCGAATACCAAATTTGTACTCTCGACCATATAAATCTATTGTATTTGTTTCTGGATGTACTATTGTTAAATCCATATTAGGGTAACTAAAGATATAATATGGGATGCCCATTGCGTTGCAGTAGTCTTTATCTGTTTGTCCAGGATCGGAACTATCTCCTATATGATTATGTACAATTCCGACAATATCTGTAGTAAGTAACAATTTTAGATATTCTTCCGAATCCATTATAAAATCATTTGGGTTCTCTGCAATATTTGTAACAGGGAACCACTTCTTTTTTCCTTTAACAACTGAAAGTACTCCACAAGCTTCTCTAGGGAATTCTTTCTCAAAATGTTCGCGTATTTCTTCTATATAATCCATTATATATGCCTTCTACTACCTGGGAACCCTCCGAATGGGAGGATATTTTGATTAACTGTATCTGTTGAGGGAATGGTATACTGTGCTTGACCTACTGAACCTGTATTAAATTGAAATCGTTTTTTACATGATGTTAGTAACTTTCCACATTGATCAGCACGAACCCAATAATTAGAATTATCTGAAGGAGTTTGATCACCATTAGTAACGGTAACCCTATAAACTGTGGTTGTATTAGAGAAAGTAAAAGTAGTATCATCTTTACTGATTGCACCAGTAACTGGATAAATTACCATTTCACTTCTTCGTGAGTCACTGCTGTTTGTAGAGTATGTTTGTCCAGATATAAAAGGTTCATACACTCGTAATTGTTGCCAAGAACTCTCAGAACTACTAGGGATGGTAGAGTTACTTGCAACATTTGATCTCCAATAGGTAAAGCCTCCGCTTCCATCCGATAATCCTACAAGTGCATCTAAAGCAAAGGAACCCGAAGTATCTCCTGGGTGTGTATTTGCGCCCTTTAAACCAGTTGGAGAAGCATGAATTAAATATTTCCAGACTATAGGCTCATCTTGGTCGGTAAAATATACCCGATAGCCTCTGGTACTAGAATCCGATGTTTGATATTGTGTAAATTTACCTGCTTTATGCCAAGTACATGCTCCCGTTGGTGTAGTAAATGATCTTCCAGTATAGACCCATGGGCAATATTTTCCTATTACCTGCCTGTTGGGGAGTTTAATGCCTTCTAAATCAAAAGGACTAGCTAGTTCTAGGGCTACTGCAATATTGGTTTTTGATTTAATTGAATCAATAATATAAGTTCTTTTAGGGTATTCAACAACTGATTTTGTGCTTACTGTTGAAGGATCTAATGTTAAATACTTTTCTAAAGTCTGTCGATGAGTTATTCGTTTGCCTACTAGTTTATCTATAGTGAAGTTTCCTAGACCGTTGGTTCCTCCATCCTCTGCGTTTTGAAAAACCGAACTACTTCTAATAATTGATTCTGCATTAGCTATTACTAAAGTAGGTCTATTTTGTGCGCCATCATTTTTAAGTTCAATCTTACCCATTTGCATTGGCATAGCATAATAAGTATTACCATCAAAAACAATAGGAGAATAGTCAGTACCGGAAACTCCAGATCCCGTAATAGTCATACCCACAGTTAAATTTGTAGAGCTTGTAACAGCGACAGTTGTACTATTTGATACATCAGCACTTGTGGTAGTAGTACGTGTAGTGGTAGATCCAGTACTATCGGCAGCATACCCTACAAAAGTTAATGTAACTCCGCTAGTAAGTGTTTGTGCTACATTTACTGTAAGATTATTGCCATTGATTGCCGTAATTCTTACAGCCGTGCTCATGCCGGGGTGAAAATGCAATGTAGTTGCTGTATCCCACACAAGATCGTATAGGGAAACTAATCCACTTTCAACCTCCAGACTCTGTACATCTGCCGCAATTAAATTCTTATTACTCATACGCCGTAAATTCTTCTAAATTTTGCAGTTACATTATAATAATTACCACTACCATACGTAATTCCATAGTTATCACAAACTACTTGAATTGTTTTTTCGTCCCCCGATGAATTAGTATCAGGTATTGTAAACGGGAAAGAAGTAATTCCTGCTTTAATCTCAAAAAATTTAATAATATCATCTGCCGTAGCTTTTTCTCTATTTTTCATATTTACAGTATAAGTTTCAATAATTGAATTAAGTCCTTTTTTTGAACGCTGCTCGTATCCGTCTCCCATTTTTGATATTCTAACTAATGGTTTAAACTTGGAACTTAAATCATTATCCGGACGAATAGTAGCAGTAGTGATTCCTGTTCCTGAAATTTGAAAGCCAACAGCCATTATGCTACTCCATAAGGGCTTAGCATACCCCCTGCTCGTTTCTGATTTAACAATTCTTGTTGAACAGCAAAAGCTACTCTTTCGCCCAGCTCTTGTGCTTCCTGTGAATCGGCATCCGTAAGAGTTTCCGATCCTCCTTCACTATCCATATTTATAGTAACTCCTACATTATTATTTTGTGCTCCACCACCACCAACACCCATTCCTTTAGGGAATGTTACTGGTATATCCTTACCATTAGGTAAAGGAACTACCGCTTCATTTCCGTGTAGTATGGCAGGATACCCAGACCTGGGGCCCTTTGCAACTCCTCCCGCAGCATACCCTATCGGAGGGTACAGCCCATTCTTTGCAATCCTGGACATTTGTGCTGCTGTATTCGTTGTAATTGCACCAATTAAAGCAGTAGTGGTAACCATCTCCTTAGCTCCAAATAGCTTCTCCCAGATTAATTTTCCTTTTTCCCATACAGTTTTCCCCATCTCAAACAGGTAAAAGACTGCCAGTATTTTTTGTAATGCTTGTCCTGCTTTACTATTACCTAATAACGCGGTAACGGCCAGTCCTAGTCCGGCGACTTCTTTCATAGTTAGCTTATTCGACTGTTCCAGTGTTTTATTTAATTTCTTAACACCTCCTTCTTTATCTTCATCTCCTCCACCAGCCCCGTCATACTGAAGACTGCTTTTATCTGCATCGGAGTTTAGTCCTGGCGCATCACTTGAGCCATTTGCTCCCACGCCCCTCTCTACTAGTTGGCCTGATACAGGATCTATTTGATTAGCGTTAGCTCCATTACCAGCACCTGCACTAGGATCCTCTAATGTGGGGTCTTCTGGTCCGTCGCCCGATCCGTCGCCTGGTTTGCAAACACAGGATGCACAAGCTGCACGAATTGCATCCGCGAGCCTAGTTATAGTGGAATCTAATGCTATTGTAAGCTCTGCAGCTCCGTCTTTCATCGCAGCTTTGATTGAGTCTGAAGCAGTTACGATACCTGTATTTACTTCCTTGGCTATTGCAGGCGCTGTACTAGTTTTAAGTTTTTCATCTAATACTAGAGTGCCATTTTTTATTCCTTCCTCAACTTTTATTCTCATTGCCTCTGCAGCTTTCTGCTCCTCAGTCTTCATGCCGAAAGCACCCATTATATCTTGGGTTAATGATTTAGCAAGGGTATCTATCATTGAATCAACGATACCCTTTGCCATTCCTGCTAAAGCTTCTTTAAGATTGGCGTCACCTTTTAGTATATCAGCTATTCCTTTTTGTAGTCCACTTTCAAAACCCGTTTTCATATCGTCTACAAGAAGGGATCGTAACTCGCCTTGTCGTTCTATTGCTGCATTTTGCTGTTCTAGATAAACAATTTGGTTTTGTAGATGGTTCTCCATAACTTCATCCATACCACCAAGGTGCGCCTTAGCAACACTAATCTGGTCTTGTATATCAAGAATTTTCAGATTATTGTCTATTATTTGCTCAGCACGAGCTAGTTCCTCCATCTGTAATGGCGTAGCTCCCATTTTTGCTTTCAGAAATGCTGTCTGAAGTATTAATTTATTATTTGCTAAATTTATTTCCAGATCCCTCAATTTCTTCAATGCCGTCAATTGAGCCTGATATTGCTGGTCATTACTCTTTAACTGCTCGCTCAACTGCCCTTCTACTTCAGAAATTTGTTTTATAGTCTCCCTCGCCTGTTCCATATTAGCTATTAAATCTGAATAAGAGGTTTTATAGGTTGTTATTGATGAAATAGTTGAGTTATATGCCGTTTCTAGTGCTGTGAACTCCTCTGCCGAATGCTGTGCCTTACTTCCCAACAGCCCTAGCTGCTCATTTAAAGCTTCAAATTCTTTAGCATCCTTTTCAATTAATGTCCCTCCGCTTTCTATTATTCTTAGTAACTCTAGATAACGCATTTGAGCTACACTCATATGGGAACCGCTAAGACTCTCTAAATAGCCTATGGTAATTTTGACTGCCTTTTGCTGTCTTTCATCTAATTCACCAATAGTATCTGCTATAGTGTCCATCCCCTTCTCATGTTCTGCGACTGCCTCAGCCCTTTTGGCCCTTAACTCCTGTAATCTTTTCAGTTCCTTACCGGCCGCTGCAGCAGACGCTGTTTCTAAGCCGTCTAAAGCGTGGACTGCCTTCGTAGCCGTCTTCTCTCGACCCTTCCATTGAGCGGGCATTTTTTGCGTTCCACCAGGGCCGCCGGTTTGCTCTGGTATAACATGCTTTTGAAGTACTTTTAACCTCTCCTTCTCTGTCTTATTTAATTCTCTTGCTGGTGGAATAAGATCACTAAGTAGCTTTTCTTGGTCTCTGAGTGCGTTATTTGTTGCTAGGATTCCTGCCCCCATTGAGGAGAAAAACTGTCCTTCAGCTTTCAAAGTTCCCAAAGTATCCTCTAGCACCTTGGGATCGTCCTTCTCTAGTTTTCTTAACGCTTTTTGTATAGCTGTAAAATCTTTATATTCTTTGTTAAGAGACTTCATAGTGTCTACATTTACTCTAAACGACTCAATTAGATCTTGTAGACCTTTTAACTCAGTAAAAAAGCCCATATATGTCAGTAACTCTTTACCAATATCTTTTAACATTAAGGCTATGCCAACGATTCCCAGGCCCTTCATAAGCTTGTCCATGCCCCAAGTAAACTTTGCTGCTGCTCCTTGCATCATAGCCATAGCGGCTTTCCAACGAGATACCATTTTCTTGTTCTGGACTTCCATTCTTTGGCCCATAGATCTCCAGTATAAAATTATTTTTTCAGTAGTAGTATAGTTGCCTCGAACTTTAGCTTTTAAATGAATTCTATAAGTAGATAATTGTTTTTCATCCATGTGTGCAAGTTTTTTATTAGTTTTAGTTGCATGTCTTAGTAACGCAGCGGCTTCGTTCTTTTTAAGCTTACTAATATCTCCGCCTGCGTCTTTAAGTCCTTTACTAGGATTTTGTATACCTGCTGTAGTACTTTTTCCACTCGCTATATCTTGTTGTTGTTGAGTTAGCTCATCAAGATCCTCTTGCGCTTTTTTATATGCACTTCCTGCTTTTTCCGCTGCTTCTTCTGATTTTTTACCCCACTCATCTAGTCCTGGAATAATTGATCTAAGTATAGGAACTGCTAATAGTGCTAGAGCAGCTGTTAAAGAAACAATATTTTTTGTAAAAAATTCTGCAACAGGCTCTGCTATTATTGCTGTCCATTCTTTTACTTTTTTCATTACCCTATCAAAAGCAACCCCTAGTTTAGCTATGGAGTTTCCTTGAACGTTTGTTGCTTTTGCTACTGCATTATATTTTTTCTCTAACTGCGTTTGTACTTCTACAAATACTGCTTGTTTCTTTTCAAAAGTTGTTAAATCTTTTGCGGACTTATTTATAGATGCAGCATAATTTTCATTCGCATCAGCTAAACGGAGTGTAATACCTAATTCATCTAATAATTCTGGTTCTGCTTTTGTTACACCTCTGACTAAACGATTAAAAGAATCAGTAACATCTCTTCCTAATATTTTTGAAAGATTTCCTGCTCCTTCTGCTAAGTCTGTAATTTGTCCGGAACTTAACCCAGAGGCAATACCAATAGAAGCAGCTTCTGATGCCGATTGGAAATCTAACATTGCTCCGGAGGCTGCTTGTATATTTGCAGTAAGACTTTGCATGCCCACACCCGTTGCACCTGTGAAGGCAACTTGAGATTCTTGCATAACACGGAAATCAGCAGCTCTCTTTAAGAATTGAAAAGCCGCAGTGATTGCAAATACGTTAGAGGCGAGAACAGCATAGGCAGGTACTAGAGTACCCGTCATACCTTGTGCCATCTTTGAGAAGTTTTTTGTCGTATTAGAAGACTGCTTAGACAAGCCTTTTAGGTTTCTATCTGCGTCTTTAGTGGATTTGCTGCCTTTTTTATGGGCGGCATCCACACCGTCTAGTGCAACACCTAATTTTTTTGAGTCGACAGCAACACGTTTAGTTGTGCCGTTGTCATCAACTATAATATCAATATATACTTTATCTTTTCCGGCCATTAACCCTGCACATTATGAGTGTATGTCTTACCACTGCTGTGCTGACGCTTTCTTTCGTCAGCTTTACGTTTTCGTTCCTGCTCTTCTGATTTTTGTGTAACTACTATACCTTCCCACATTTTCATAAACTGAAGAATTGATTTTTTATCTTCTATGTGAAATAAGTTAAATAAGTCATTTATTGTGCTCCAGTCCTTTCCCATGTAGGTTCCGGACATACCATCCCATCTGTCTGATAGATACCCATATATTAAAAATGCCACTTGAACCTCATCTGGAAATTCAGATGTTTCAAGCGGCATTCTTTTAGGATCAGGTTCTTCACCTAGTTGTTCACAGATTTTTAGGTATTTTTCCCAATCAATGTTGGTTGT